CCCGCCATGCCGGTGTCTATCGCGGCTTGGAGATCGAGGCGCGGCTTAGCGATGCCGATCTGCTGCGGCTGTCGATGGGGCAGCGGAAGTTTGAGCGGAATGAGAGGGGAGGGCAGCATGTCTGACTGGCAGCCGGGCGACCTGGCTCTTTGTGTTTCTCGCCATGAGTCGTGGCCGGATTATGTGCAGGTAGGGCGCGTCTACATCGTCGAACACGTCTGGCACGACAGCTTGAACCTCTTAACCGGCGACCTCGGGACGTGCTTGGATTTGATCGGCTGCGAGAGGTTTGGCGATAACTCCGCCTACGGCGCTTTCCGTTTCATCAAGGTCTCTGGCCACACCCCCGATGCCGAAGATGCCGAGACGATCCGCCTGCTGACCGGAAAGCCTGTTCCGGAGCCAGCCCAATGACCGGCCTCTTCACCCCAACCCCGCGCCACGTCTCTGACGAGGGCCGCGAGTGCGATCCGACATATCGCCTGGACGAATACATTGCCGAGGGCCGCCGGGAGATGGGCGAGGCCAAGTGGGAGCGGTTGCAGAGGGAGTGGGCACAGTGACCTTGATAGAAACATGGCATTGGGCCTGCCCTAAAGGCCGACGCGGCTCACTGCATGTCTGGCACCGGCAGCCGGATAACACCGCCTCATGTTCCCGGTGCGGCGCGCTCCTTACCGTCGCCGAAGCTGACCGCTGCTTCGATGCGAGCAACACTCTCGTGACCTGCGATAGGGATGGCACGCGAAGCGCGGAGACGGCTTGTCCGGCTCCGGTCCCTCAGGACCGCCACGAAGGCATCGCCCCAACCAACGAAGGACCCGAATGATGACCCGCGTTATCCGCGACGCTGTGGCTGTGTTTGGGCTGCGGGCGGTTGTTCTCGAGATGGCGGTCGGTTCGGCTGCTTACCTGTCTTTGACTGCGCTGGCTTGGGCTGTAGCTGTTGTTGGGGGTGGAGCATGACGAACAAAGCCGAGCAGATCGCGGCGGGGCTGACGGACGACGAGAGGCGGGCGGTGAGATACTGTGAGCGCGATGGCAACGTCAGGTATGCTTACCAACTCCATAGCCTCGCACACAAAGGACTAATGGCCCTGACGCCGGTTGAAGGGCTGCAAGGAGTGAGCGCCTACCGCCTCACCCCCCTCGGCCTCTCCGTCCGCGAATATCTCGAAAGGCAATCCGATGGCAAGTGAACAAGAGACGCAAGCGCTGGCGGCGCTCTACAAAGAGGCGTGGGATGAACTTCGCCGCTACATCTACGACCGCGAGCCTGAGCGCCGCGAGAAGGTCATTGAGCGCTATCAGGGGCGTATCGCCGCCTGGAACACCCGCACAGCATCGCAACCCGAGCGCGAGGATGTGTTGGAGGAAGCGGCCCGAGAGGTTCTGCGTCTGGCTCGAAACCCCGGCGTAGCCGCGGGAGACTTCGGCAAGATCGCTTGGGGCCAAGCGTTACAGCGGCTCGACGCCGCCCTGACCACACCCGCCCCGGCAGTATCGACCGATGATGCGATAGAGCAAATTGTGGTTGGCTTCTCGGACAAAGCCATTCTGCGGCTTGACATCGAAGAAGACGACCCTCGGCTGTCGCGAGTGTGTGACGATATGCGGCAGACTGTCCGCGCCATCCTCTCCGACTTCGCATCCACCCGCCCCATGACCGAGGATGTGGCCGGGCTGGTGGATGACTTCACAAGCGCGCTCAGGCTCGGCGTTGAAGATGATGTGACGATCCCGTTCGATCTAGCCGTTCGTATCCATGCCACCCTGACCACACCCGCCCCGGCAGTGAAGCCCCATTGCTCCACCTGCGGCAAAGACGTTGCCGAAGTGCTTTGCGAGACGTGCGGAAAATGGTGGGCAGACAACCCGCCACCCGCCCCGGCAGTATCGACCGATGAGATTGTGGCGGTGCTGGAGCGCTGCTCCGAGATCGTAGACCGCAATCTCCATCGCCAGCGTGAGAAGGTCGAGGACGTGCCGCGCATGTTGCGCCAACTTGCCTCGCGTATTCGGGGAGAGGGAGAATGACGCGGGAGCAAATCGCGAAATGGAAACGCTGGGGCGTTCTGTTCATCGGTGTGGCCATCGCCTTATTCGGAGAACCGCTCGCGGGGAGTCTCTTGATGCTCGGCTACGAAGTAGGTTTTCGCAACGGTCGCGAAATCCTCAGGAGCCAATCATGAGCACCGAAAGCATGGTGGCGCAGGCGCTGGAGCCGTGTCCGTTTTGCGGGGGCGCGGCGGGCATTATCCACGGCATCAAGCGCGAAGGTGAGGCCACATTTTGCCGGGTCTACTGCGGCAGCTGCCAGGTCCGGCAAAGGGCCGACCATCCCAACCGAGCCGAAGCCATCGCCGCTTGGAACACCCGCACGGCAGCGCAGCCCGAACGCGAGGCTGTGTTCGCAGTCGGCGTTAAGCCCGGTGACATTCCGCCCTCTGCCACAGTTGCCGATCCGCTCACCGCCCTGACCACACCCGCCCCGGCAGTCTCAACCGATGAGATTGTGGAGCCCCTTGCGAGGGCCGCAGCGGATGATCCCGAAGCACGCCGGATTGCCGCCAAGTGCGGTACGGTTTGCTTCGACGATATGGACGCGGAAACACAAGAGTTCTGGCGCTGTATCGCCCGCGCCATCCTCTCGCGCCTGCGGGGAGAGGGGTGATGGCGGTCCGCAAACTCAAACCTGTCGAGGCCAATGATGGTTCGTATGGCGGAATGGTGCTCGCTGCGTTCGACAGCCTCACCGACGCCGCCCTCCTAACCGACATCTGCGACAACATGGCTGAGGTGCTCAAGCCTCTGCCGGGTGAACTGCCTAACGCGCTAGGCGACGCCGGAACGCGCGCAACTGAGTCCGGCGATGGGGATGAAGCATGAGCCTAAGCAAGCACATCGACTACGGCAGCGCGCNCCCGCCTATCCCGCGCGAGCAAGTCCCGACCATGTCCGAATGGCTCAAGCGTCACAACCGGCCTGAGCCCACAGGGCTGGCCCGCTGGTGGAGGCGGTGATGGGGACGATAGCCTTCATTTCCCTCAGCCTTATCGGGTACGGTTTAGGGGCGGTTCTTTGCCTAATGGCGGCCCCCCACTCGGATGACCACGATGTTGTTTGGTGGCCCCTTACCTTAATCAAGTTCCTGTGGCGCTCCTTCTACCGCGCGCTGACGACCGGGTGGCGCCCATGACAGAGCGTGAACGTTATCGGCTCAAGCCGGGCGGTATCCCGGTCGCATGGTCGGAGGGACCGGACGCTCTGCGCGAGATTAAGCACTACGCGCTGATCTACAGCCAAGACGCTCCTGTCACGATCGAGCGGCACACCAAAGGTAAGTGGCAGAAGCTTGGCGCCCGCTGGTGGAGGCGGTGATGCGAGAAGTCCGCATTCGCCTGCTCCCCAAACACTTCGACGGCAACGACTGGCACTACACCGAACAGCCGATTGTCCGCCTTGGAGACGTAGGGCGATGGTCAATGGTCCGCCGAGCCGACTTCAGAAGCTCCGCCCCCTTCGTGATCTCGCGCAAGGAATGGGATACGTTGCCGCTCGCCGAGGAACTCCGCCCATGACCGACGACCTTGAGCGGCGGCTGCGGGCTGTCGAGGGCGTCACGACTTGCTGGTATCGCAACCCCGATGGCCCCGAAGCCGCCAACGTGATCGCCCGCCTGCGTGCTGAGAATGCGCGGTTGCGGGAGGCGTTGGATGCCCTTCGATTGCAAGCGCTCCAAAGCGACTTGAACAACCCCGCCAATGAGTGGGGATGGGAGGCACTCCAACTCGCTAACGCCGCCTTGAAAGGACCGAGTCATGACCGATCGTGAACGTTATCGGCTCAAGCAGGACGGCATCCCGGTCGCATGGTCGGAGGGACCGGACGCTCTACGCGAGATTAAGCACTACGCGCTGATCTACAGCCAGGACGGGCCGGTCGTGATCGAGCGGCACACCGAAGGTAGGTGGCGGAAGCTGAAGGAAACGATGATGGACAAGCATTGCGACGACTACATCGACGACGAGACGCAACCGGAGTGCCTGCGAGCCTTCCTCGACTATGCCCGCTCGCCAATGATGCGCCCAGAGCCGCGCCCAAAGCTGTTCGCTGACTACAAAGGCCATCGGGTCCGCGTCGTCATGGCGTCGCGGTTCGGCGACGTCGGAATTACCAGCAAGCTCGACGCTGAGCACGGCTATGACAAGCGGGTCGCCGTGGAGGACTTGAGCGGCTTTTCGGAGAACCCCGCCCATGACCTTTCTCGCCCGCCGAGCCCTACAGGAAGGATCGCGCCATGAGTGATCTGGTGGAGCAGGTGGCGAGGGCGATCCACGATGTTCTGGAAAACGACGACGACAGCAAAGGCGGGGGCTACATGCGCGCCGCCCGCGCCGCCCTGTCCGTCCTAGAGCCCCGCATCGAAGCGCTGGAGGCGGAAAACTTCAAGCTCGCAGCCGGTGCATGCAACGTCGAAGGCGGGTTGATCGGTGACGATCATGGGCACTTCTGCTGTTCGCTTAAGGCGCGCATCGAAGCGCTGGAGCGCGAGCTGGGCTGGCAGCCGATTGAGACGGCGCCGAAGGATGGGACGCGCGTCCTCGCGACTGACGGCGTGAACGTGACCGTAGTGGAGTGGAAGGTTTACAACGGTCGCTGGGAGAAGCTGACAGGCTGGAACCATCTCTACGGCGCTGAGTGGAACGGCCCGGTTGCATGGCGCCCCCTTCCTGCCGCCGCCATCCGCAACGGAGAGCGCGGGTGAGCGCACCTGGGAGGCGGTGACGCATTTTCCGCTTGCATAGGTGGAATGTCCGCGTTATCTAGTGGCCATGGAAACGAAAACAGCAACTCAGGCAACGGGCAATTCCGCCCATCCCCGAAAGGAGGTTGCCATGCTCGTTAAGTTTTCCACCCTCGCTGGCGGCGTGTTCATTGAAGAGACTGGTGCGGATGAGCGCCGCCCCTCGGATCGCTGCTTCCGCTTCGATGCGAGCGGCAACGCGGAATACGCGCTGTTCGCCGACCTGATCGGCGGCAATCCCGCCCCGCGCTGGTTCGGCCACCAGTTCAAGGAAAAGGATTTCCTGTTCGCATGAGCGCAGAGCAAATCTACCGCGCCGCGCTGGAGGCTATCGCCCAAGAGGACGGCGGCTTTCCAACTTACACGCCGCAGGCAATGGTCTCTATTGCCAAGCGGGCCATGCGTGAGGCGGACAACGAGCCGTTCGATCTCCGTAAATCGCCACAATATCACCCAGGAGACCTAGCATGATGGTCGATATCGAATGTCCCCGCTGCAACGGATGGGGGGCTAGAAGTGCCTGACCTTAAAGGCTTGGTTCCTGCGTTGCTCGCCCTTGGGTTTGTCGCAGGCGCGCTTGTCGTCGGCTTGATTGCCTTCATCGTATGACCGACTGGCGTGAACACCTGACACCCGGGGAAGCCAAGCGACTAGAGGACATTGCTGACGAAAAGCGCGCCCTGTCACGCGAAGCGAGGCGGATATTCGATCGCGCTCGCAAGCGGGTGGCGAGGCCAGTTCCGGACGGCGGATGACCGCCTTAAAATCCCGTCAATTCTGTCGAGCCTGACAGAATTGCTTCGAGCGCTACTCAGACGGCGGGCAGAGCGCGTCATACTTCGCGTTGTGCGCCTCGATCTCCCGCACCGTCTCGGGCGAATCCGCCTTGTTGCCGGGATCGTCAGTCACGCCGGCCGGAAGCTCGGCAGTGGTGTGGGTTGTGGGGTAGCTGCGGGCCGGGCTTGATACCGGCTTACCCGAGCGGGACTGTCTGGCTCCCCGCGATGATGCAAGCCCGGTTTCAGTCCACATGCGCATCATCCGGACGCGTGTCCTTCCACGCCGCCGCAGCCCCGCAATACTACAGAAGCGGGGTCGAATTGCAAGGCTGGACGCCTAATCCTCAGTGGCGCAGGCGGAAAACCACGCCTCAGCCTGATCCGCATACATCCCCGGCGCGGAATAGGCCGCCAGAGCCGCTAGGGCTTGCGCTAGGGCCTGTTGCGCGTGTTCCGGTAGCTCGCCAAGGGGCGGGGGCCTTTCGGGCCTGACAGCGGGGCAGGGGGCTTGCACGGTCTTGATTACCTCGACCGTCCGCACTTCCACGCCGGGTTGCGTGTGCGAGCAGGCGTGGAGGGCGAGGGCGGCTAGCCCGATGAGTCCCATCTTCGCGCTCTTGCTCGCCGAGAGGGTCGAGCCGTCCTTGCTCCACCGGTCGCAGTAGTCCCGGCCGTGGAGAGAGACGATGTTTCCGCGCCGCTCGACATGGTCGGTGTGCGTCACGTCGGCGAGGCCACATTTGCAGCGCATGGTCAAAGTCCTTTCGCGAGTTCGGCGAGATCGGGCGGGGTAGGACAATCCCCGTTCACCTGCTCCCGCGCCGCAGCCCGCAAGGCGGCGATCCGCTTGTCCGATTCCGCCGATAGCTTCGCCAGTTCGGCCGAGCGCTTTTCGGCTTCCTCGATGCCTTGGGCATAGGCTTCCGCGCGGGCGAGGGCGCGGTTGTTTAGGTCGGTGATTACCGCATCCAGGGTATCCACCGATTGCCGGGTGACGGCGTGCTGCGCTTCACAGGTGGCGAGTTCGTTGCGCTTGTCCTCCAGTGCTTCATTGGCCGCTGAGAGGCGCACGGTCTGGACGCCGACCGCCAGCAGGAGCGCGAGGGACAGCCCGGCGAACAGTTTGCTCGTTAGCGCTGAAAAGGGGTTCATGGCTTCGGCTCCACTGGCACGGGTTCACCGGCAGGCTGATCGATCTGGACCCGGCTCGGCGTTTCGTCCTTCTTTGTGAACCACGCGGCCATGGCGAGGCCAACCAGCCCCTGCACCACGATCGCCTGTGCCAGCGTCTTGAACAGGTCGTTGTCCGCAAGCGTCCGGTCGTTCGCGAGCATCCACAGAACCACGCCGGTCAGGATGAAGATGCCGGCACCGGCAACCCCGCTCGGCTTCACCCGCGCGATCTGGCGGTCGAGGAAGTCCCAAAAGGTCATGCCCAACCTCCCGCTTCCAATGCCGCCTGGAACCGCTCGGCATAGCCTGCGATCATCTCGGCCCGGTCGGTTCCATTGATGATGCGCCGCGCCTCGCGGTATTGCGCCGGCGTGCCGAGCCGGTCGGGCAGGTAGTCCGCCAGCCCCTTGCCGGTGAAAGCCCCCGTCTCCATGCCCTTGACCAGTATCGCGGTCGCAATCTCGGGTTCGAGCGCGCGGTTGAAATCCTTCAGCAGCGACCCGCCGAGCCCGAGTGCCTTGTCGGCCCATTCGTAGTTGCGATCCCATGTGAGCTGGACCAGCCCCCGCCCGTGCTGCGAGTGGCCGTATTTGCCGGGCTTGCCGTAGGTCCGCCCCTTGCCCTTGCCGATTTCCTCGATGGGCTTAAGACGCGCTTCATGCCATGCCGTGGCGAACCCGTAGGCCAGCCATGACAGCCGCCAGTGAGAAGCCGCGGCGAGCAGGCCGTTGATCGTATCGACCTGGACCTGATCCAGCGGGCCGGTGATCTTGCGGACGGCGGCAAAGAACGCTTCCGGCGAGGCGAGGCGGTGCGAGGCCGCCGGCGCATCCGTCATCCCGAGCGCCTTGGCAATCGCCCCGAGCGTGATCGGCCCGAGCTTGCCGTCAGGATCGACGCCAAGGTGGCGCTGAATGTCCGCGAGTGTCGTCATGCCCGCTCTCCCGTGCAAGAACCCCCGCCCGTGCCGCAGCCCTCTCGAAAGCCGCCGAACCCGAACACCGGATGCGCCGTGATCTCCGCGTTCATCGCGCTAGGCCTCGTTGCCGCGGGTCAGGAATCGCGCGACCCAGGCCTTCATGCTCGCCCGCTCGACCGCCAGCAGGACACGCTCGGCCAGCGACAGGCCGACCAACCCCAGCAGGGCAGCGGCACCGTTCTCCCAATCGACAGGCAGGCCCAGCGCTGAGCGGACGATAGGCGCGAAGAAATAACCGCAGGCGATGCAGCAGAAGACGCACCATATCGCCTTGCAGAACCGCTCGAAGAAGGTCTTGCCGTCGGGCGGGCGGAGGAACAGCCTGACTGCCCCGCCGCAGAAGCTCGCGATGGCCAGCATGGCGTGTTCGGTGAAAGCGGCGTTCCCTACCGTCCCCGCCGCCTGAGCCACGTTCGGATCGACGTCCATCTAGGCCTCCCCGTCGCGAAGGCCACGAACAGGGCGAAGCCGAGTGATGATGCCGCCAAGGCTACGCCCCAACCAATCAAGCCAGCCTCCTGCGACGAGGCATTGAAGGATGTAGACGATATTACACGACCATGCGTAAATTGTCCAATTGGCCTGACCATTAGTTGCGGACATAATGAAATGCGCTGGCATTATTGCCATAGCAAGCCCGCCGATAAACCGCGCATCGGCCCTGTTCGGCTCCCGAATAAGGATCAGCAGGGCGACGAAACCGACGAGCAGGTTCATCATCACCGCGGTGAACACGAACGTCGCCATCTTCGCGCCGGCCGCCGACAGCCCCACCGACGCGCCCCAGAGCGCCGCCAGCATTACGGGCAGCGTCAGGTCACGCTGTTTGCGAACGGCCCGGCCCAAGCCGAGCGCGCACGCAACCGCCGTCGCGGTGAGGCCGAGGTCCATCAGTCGCCACCACCACCGGCGGGCGGGTTGTTCGGCGGCGGATCGTCAGGCATCGGCATCCACTTGGCCTTGGCGGCGCCCGGGTCGATCTCGTCTGCGATGGCCCGGAGAATGCGGGCGAGCAGGTCTAGGTTCATCTCAGTCTCCTCAGCTTACGACCTCGAGCGTGGGTTTGGTCGGTGTGCGGGCCAATGTCTCTCTCCTAACCGATAATCCAGTTCGTGCCGGTCACTGGATCACTGCCATGGCGCGGGCTCCCCCGTGCCGGTTCTCGACATAGAGCGTCTTGACCCCGCTCGATTCCACGAAATACAGGTTGAATTTCCCGTCCGTCCCCGACGTGCCTGTCGGGATCGTATCGCTCACATCGACGGTGAAAATGTCCGACGTATAGGACAGGATCGCCGCTGAGTTGGCCCCCTGGAGCTTGTAGGTCACGACGCAACTGTGCATCGTGGCAGCACCATCGACGGCCTGCAAGGTAATGGTCCCCGCGCCGTTCCTGAGCCGCGCGGTAAAAACCGCATCGTCGGCAATCGTCGTATGCTCGACGGGAATGTAGTTGTCCCTGATCCATTTCGCCGTGTCGAAGAAGATGTCCCCGATCCGAAGGTCGGAGAGCGTCGCGCCCGATACGTTGATGACCGGACGGCTCCCGCCCGGGTTGCTGTCTCCAACGACATGGATGCCGTCGATTTCGATATCCGCCCCCGACGTGACGCCGCTCAGGTCGATGGGCCAGCGCGCGGCAGGGGCGGTCGAGGTCGAGACGGTCGCCGTCGCCCCACTGGTTCCGCCAGTGATGGTTTCAGAGGTCTGGAACGTGCCCGAGACGCTGACGAGGCGAAGCGTCGAGACCCCGCTGTAAACCAGCATCGCGGTCGCCCCGCTGGTCCCGCCGGTGATCGTCTCGCCGGCCTGAAATACCCCCGTCGTCCCCGTGATGGTGAGTGTCTGCATGGCGTCGAGACATGCTTCGCGGAAGGTGTTGTCGCGGATCGTGAGGGCGTTGCAGGTGCCGGTGAACTCGATCCCGTCCCGCGCGAAGCGGTTGAACACGTTCCCGATGAACTTGTTGCCGCTGGTGTTGCGGAACGTCCCGACCGAGAGGAACGGCGTGTCGCGGACTGACGGGTTGCCGCCGCTCTCGTAGGTCGTATCGTATTGACCGCCGAAGTAGTTGAAGGCGATCAGGTTGTCTTCGTTGATGACCCCGCCAAACGAGTTAAGGTCAGCCGGAATGTCGAACAGGGGCGTCGTGGTGCCCGCCGTATCGATGATCGTGTTGCCGATGATGCGTGCCCCGCGCATGTGCCCGTTCCACACGCGCATGTTGGTATCGGCGTAGTTGTCGATGATCTGGACCGGGCGGATGTAATGAGCCTTCTCGCCCGTGTTGATGATGAGAAAACCGCTGCTCCACGAGTGGAACCTGTTGTCGAAGACGCGATAGGCCCGCATCGCCGAACCGATGTAGTGGTTCGTATTGCCGAGCGGCACGAAATCCTCATCGGCGGGCCAGTCGATCTCCAGCCCGTTCGTCACGTTGACGACCGAAGAGCCCTGCAAAAGGAAGCCCCGCCCCTTGAGGTAGGCGAGGGTCCGCATGTTGCCGAGGTGGCAGTCGATTACCGAGAGGTCGAGGTCGCCGTTGTCGTCGTCGGCCTTGATGAGATAGGTCGAGGCTTCCGTAGGGCTGCGACCGAACATCCCGAGGTTGCGCCAGACGATGTCGTTGCTCTGCGACAGCTCCCACATACAATCGTCGGTGCTGCTGGGGAGCATCCGCAACGCAGCCCCTGCCATGTAGCGACAGCCGGTGCCCTGGAATGTGATACTGTTCTTGTTGGTGATGCTGAGCTTGCCGCCGATCCACACCGTGCCGCAAGGCGGGAAAGTCAGGGTGGCGCCCGTGGTCCCGCAGGCGTCGATAAGCTCCTGAATGTCGGACTGCGCGTCGTAGGTGGACGAGCCGTCGAGAATGGCCGCGTGCTGCGCTCTCGGGATGTTGGCGAACACATTGACGGGTGCGCCGTTCAAAAGGTCGCTGGTAGTGGTAAGGAACGCGGTCGCCTTGACGATGGAGCGATGGCCAATCATCGCATCGCCCTTGCCGGGATCGGTGGAGGCGAGGGCTGCGGTGGTGGGCAGCACGCGAAGCTCAGTCGCGGTCGGCCCGCTGTCGTGGCGGTAGATCGTGACAATGCCGTCATCCTCGACCGCGAACGTATCGCCTTCGGACGTGGCGGCTAGTCCCGCCGCGGTATCGGCGTAGTTCGGGCCGGCGGCCGCGAGGGCCACAGCTTCGCTTGCCGCGGCGGCGTCGGCGGCGGCTTCCGCGCGGATCGCCTGCGCAAGTGCCAGTGTGGCGTTTTCGCCAAGGTATACCGGAACCGGCGTCCCGTTGAGCGTGAGGTTAAGATCCGCTGCCATCGGTCACTTTCCCCGAAACCTGAATGATGCCACCCATGAAGCGCTGCTCCGTCCCGCCGCTCGGGGTCCAGAGGATGTCGAAAACCATCGTCTCCAGCCCGTCCGCGTTGGCGTCGATCGGCAGGGCCGCCGTTTCGTCATCGGTCAGTTCGAGCGTGATCGGCGTAACGCCATCAGCGTAACTGCCGACCGTGATGGTGAAGTCCGCAAGGGTTGCCCCGTCGCCGTCGGGGGAAGCGCGGAGGGACGCGCTGAAGCTGTCCGCGCTTACATCGGCGCCCACCGCAATGACGTATTCGTAAGCCAGCCCGCGGTCGATCGCTCGCATCTGCGGCCTGCCCTTGAGCCCGAGCCCGCCCTTGCCGTCCTTGGCGAGCTTGCGCAGCCAGTCGTCCCATTCTGTCGCCATATCGCTTTCCTATGTTGTAACCTGGACCGTGGCGGTGCCCCACAGCCCCACATCCACACCCGCCCCGTCGAGCTTGCCGACCAGCTTCACGTCGTAGTCGCCCGCTGCCGGGCTCGCCTCGTCGTTGAAGTCGCCATGACCAGCCACGTAGTTGAACCCGCCGACCGAGACGCTGCCGGCGATTTCGCCCGTGTCGAAATCGTTCCAGCTTCCCGCGCCCGCGACCGAGTATTGCCACTTCGCCGTCACAGTGCGGGATAGCGGGCTCGACGTAATCGGGCCGTAATCCAGCGGCGCCGAGGCCACGATCTTCTCGCCGGTGCCGACCGTCACCGTCATCACGTCGGTCAGGTCGGCGAAGCTAGTCGAATTGATGTTCGGGAAGCTGCTGTCGCTCGCTACCTTGCTGCCGGTCCCGCCGAGGCCCGAAGGCAGGCCGGTCGTCTTGCGCGTGGCGATCCTGATCGTCGGCTGTGCCACCCCGCCGACCGTCACCGTCAGGTCGATCCAGCCGTTGAGCGCGGTGACGGCCGTGACCTCGATGATGCCCTTGTCGGGATCGGACGGCGTATCGTTCACCGTCGCCGTTACGCCGCTCGTGTTGATGGCGTAGCTGACCGCGTCGCTGGTCCGAATGTCGTTGCCGTCCAGCGTGACGACCGGGACGATGTAGTCCGGCAGCACGCTGGTCACGGTGCCGCTCGAATCGGCCGCATAGTCCCTGACCCGGACCACGTCGACCAGAACTTGCGCGGTGCTTCCGAACGCCGTCTCGTCGCGTTCCTGTGCGCTTTGCCCCAAAGCGGGCGTTGGGGGGGCTGTGCCCGTCAATCCGAGCGCGTAGGCGTGTTTGGCCGTCGTCTCGCCGATCAGTGTCAGCTTGACCTTCATCGTCGCCGGGTCGATTTCCCGGTGCAGCACGATCGCGTCGGTATTCAGGCCGACCTGCGGAAGGTCCAATGTCAGGCAGTCGCCGGGGCGATAGGCCCGCATCCGTGGCATACAGGTCAGCTCGATCGGTTGGATTTCCCGCGCGTTGACCAAATTGTATGCTGCGAGTTGCGTCGCCTGATCCACATCCTTGACAAAGTTGAACGGCCATTCAACCAGCCGTTCCTCGCCATCTTCGGTAACGTAGCCGGAAACGGTGACAGCCCCGGCCTGCACCATCTCCCAGTTGTGATCAGGGCTGCGGTAGGTCGGCAGGACGGTGTTGATGCGGTCGCGATAAGATTGCATGGCAACCGCCGTCATCGCTTCGTCAGCAATGTCGGCTTCGGTGATCGTGTCCAAGGCCACTGCCGGGGCCATGTAGCGGAACGATAGCACTGCGCCGGGGATTGGTTCGGCACCGCCCGCCGCGCAAATGTCCTTCAAGTTCGCCCAGCGGTCGCCTGGCTCAAACAGAACGCCGAAAATCGTCCAGCCGTTCGTCTCGCAGACGTTGGCCCATGCCGCGATGACGTCCCAGTCGATCGCGTCGCCGGGCAGTCCGATGCCGAGTGTGCGCTTGCCGTTCTGATACCGGCCGTAAGCGTAGGTTCCGGCGTGAAGCGCAGGGTTGTCGCTATAGACGTAGGTCGATTCCGTGCCGAGCCGGCAGGCTCCGGAGCCGCCGGGGAACGTGCTATCAAGACGGGGATCATAAACCTTCGCGCCCTGTATGTAGGCCCCGGTGAGCGGAAGCCCGCTAGCGAACTTCTTGCCCTTCTTGTCGAACTTGAACGACCACCCAATGGCTGCTTGACCCGATAGCTTGTAAGCCGAGCCCCAGCCTGTAGCACCAGCCCATTGCGGGGCGAGAGCGTCGGGCTCAGGGCAGGCTCCTAGTTGCGTGTCGGTGTAGAGATAGCCGTTATACCAGTTCGGGATCGTGCTATAATCGACCCGTGGGCTGATGCTCTCGACCGGCCCGCCGCCGGAATAGACCACAGCGTCGAACAGGTAAGGGTTCTCGACCCCATCGACCTTGCCACCGTAACCTGTGCGGTGGCGCAGGACACCGGAGAAGTAGCCCTCGCCCATGACGTAGGGCTGCGGGGCATTCGCCTGAATGATCATCTGCGACACACTGCCACGCGCAGGGGGAGGCTTGGCGAGGGATTGGGAGCCGATATTCGCCACGCCTGAGACCAGGCCTGCGACAGCAGCTATCTTTGTAAATGAGCCGACGCCAGCAATGCCAGCTCCGGCTGCTGCAAAGGCGCCAACGCCTGTCGCGACCAACGCGACTGCACCTGCCACCATGCCTACGATTTTCAAGGGCTTGGAGATTGCAACCTCCTGCAAATTAACACAGGCTTAGCGAACCCGCCAAGCCCCTGTGATGTCGTCCAAGTTGCAATCGAGCATCACGACCGCCTCACTACCATCTGGCAGCCACCCTAGAACCCCCCGGTCCCCGGTGCAGATCAGGATGGCGTCTAGCCCATGATCGCCCGGCGTCACCGCTATGTCACCCAACAGCATCATGGCCGGAGGGATGCGCTCAAGTATGCTGTCGAGCCATTCGGTAACGCTATCGAACCCCTTGTCCTTTAGCGCCTTCTTCGCAGCCAGCGGCGAGCGAACGCGCGGGATCGTCGGCAGCTTAGGCGAGCGCCAACCCATCTGCCGCAAGTGGTAGTGCGCCATGCGAACACAGTGGCGGCCTTCGCTCCAATCGAACGGCAGTCCCTTGAACTTGTTAACCGTCGCCTGTGTCGCTTCCCTGCGCCGGTCCAGTTCGGGCAGCTTGCGGCGGCGCTTCAGCGCTGCCCTGCGTTCATCGAGCGTGCTCATATCGTCAGCGGAGTTTCGCGGTAGTTTCGCGGTGGATAGTAGGGGCTGGTCGACCTCGCCGACGTGGGCGGCGACGTCGTGCCCCATGCCACTGGGATGGAAAGCCCTGTCGCATTGTCGTGGCCCTGTTCACCCGGCCAAACCGACTTGTGAAAATTCGGGTTCAGACTGTTGCCGATGTTCAGCTCGAACAGGCGCTCGGCCAGGCTCACCACGCTGCACGAGACTTCGCGGGTCTGCCCTACAGACAGGGCTGTGCGGTCTAGCTGGCCGTCGAATACAAGGTCTGGCGTGCCGGTGATCGTGCCCGCGTCCACATCGTATTCCGCGATCCACAACCGCACCCGCGAGGTCTGGAAGCCGGGCTGCGAAAGGTCTCCCGGTGCCGCGTCCCCATGCGGGTAGAACGTCACCTCAAGCGCAGGCACTTCGTCGCCAACGCCTTCTCCGAGTCCCTCCAGGCTGGCGATAGTGCCGAACACAGCATCGGCAGATTGATACATCTCCCCATTGAACTCGATGAACCCGCCATCGCACAGGCGCACTGTGCGGGTGGGCAGTTCCATTTTCATCAGGCCGATCAGAGCAACGGTGTTCACGCCGCCTCCTCGATCGTCACGCCGCCGAGCTGAACCAGCCTATCGACCCGCATCGACCAGCCCACGTCCGTAACCAGCCCTTCGACAGTCGGCTTGGCCAGAAGGATCGTTGAACCATCGGCCAGCGGCGCACGGATGGGCACGGTCAGCGTGATCGAAGCTTCCCCGTTGGCATCGGCCATGACAGGTGCCCCAGCGAAGTGCAGATAGCGCACGCCGTCCGCGTCTATCAGCGTCAGCGCATAGCCTTCCTTGACCGCATAGCCCGGCGTCAGTCCGCGCACCGGCAGAGTCGTTCCGGTCGGATTGGCCCCGTCTACCACAGGGCTTCCCGGCGATCCCTGCGGCAACCCGAGCAGCGGATATTCCACCCGCAAGCCCTCGCGCTGCCCCTGCTGGAACCGCGAGACGAACACGCGCGCAACGTCCGGCTTCATCGGCGGAAAGCTCAGGACGACTTGGTTGCGCGAGCCTGGGCGGTTCAGGCGAAGCGCCGCCGCACCCGTCGAAGGCCGGAGCGTCATGCCGTAATCCAGAACGGTGACTTCAACGCCGTTCGGTGCCGGGCTTTCCGGAAGCTCGATCAAAGCCGCCTCGTCTGCTTGAAGGCCACACGCGACACCCCCGCCTGCGCGCCCGCGTCCACAATCGCCGGAGCGGCACGCATTACGCGGCCATCCACCACGACATCGAAATACGGCGACGGGATGATCTCGACCTTTGAACCGCCTAGTTGATGGTTCGGCATCACCCGCGACCCGCGCGGCATCGAAACCAACTCAGGCCCGCGTTCACCGACAAGCGCCAATCCGCCGGGGTGGAAGTTCGTGCCGTTGGCGTAGGCCGGAACCGTGCGGTTGATGTTGCCCGCGACCTTCTTGCCGAACACACCAATGCTGCCGAGCTGAAGCCCAAGTCCGATGATGCCTTCGAGGATGTCGAGGAACCCGCCGCCCTTGATAGCGCTGGTCAGCCGCGACAGCGCGTTGAGCGTGTCGTCGGCCATGTCCTTGAACGACTTTGCAATCCTAACACCGCCGACCTTCGCCCGTTCGGTCAGGCGCTCGATCGCCTTGCCGACGTCTTCCATGCCATCGGTCAGGAGCTGGGCGTCGCTGAAATCCGGCTCGGTAGGCGAACCCGTCCCGAACGGCGAGCC